TGTACTGCCGCGGCCGCTTAGTCTGCTTAAGAAATAGGCAAATAAATCAGGAAGGGGGTTCTTATGGTTTGGGACAAAAATAAACCAGCCGGTTCCCAGAAGATACGTCTCTCGGATGATGAGATCCGCGAAAACATGGATTGTTTAGAGGATGCCCTTTCGAGAGATCACAAATTTCCCGCGACAAAAGGGACCGATGCCGGAGAGCATGATGCGGCGACCTTTGCCAAGCAAGACGCAGATCCGGATGCGAAGGCCGATACCATCAAGGTTTACTCAAAGGAGGTCGATGAGAACCTGCGCCTTTTTGCCAGGATGCCCGGAGGGGGTATTACCGATGTTCTCATTCCAGCCGGCACGAAGATGCTTTTCTATCAGGACACCGCACCTCTCGGGTGGACGCTAGAGAGTACCCTCGATGATAAAGTCGTTATGATTACCAAAGGTAAGGCGCAGGGAGGATCTCCCGGGGGCGAAATTTTTCTTGAATCGTTCGCATTTGATAACGGTTCAAATGCGGAGGATCTTGAGGAAAACGACACCATCCAAAAAACAGGAGGTGCAAGCTGGAGTTGCCGGCTGAGGGCTATTGAATACGAAGGTTCAGCTCCCAACCAAACCGGACGCATTTACTTCGATACCCTCGCAGATGGTACGCCCGCGGATAACGACCCCATTGAAGATAACAATTTGAGAATTTTTACTGCTCAGGTCAACGGAAAAGTCAGAGACGTGGGATGGGCTATTACGGACTTTGCGGCCCACAACCACAGCGGACCAAATCACAATCACCACTGGTACAACAAGAAAACTGGAGCCGCCCACGATGAGACATTCGACAGTGACGGAAATGGAATTGTTCTCAATAAACTAGCAAAAACCGCGGGGTATAGGGGAATTACCACCACCAATGATTGGGGGTTAAATGCCAACTATTTCACCGACAAAGCCGGAACAGGAAACACGGGTAACGCAACTCCTTCCCATAACGGGGAATGGCGTCCAGCGGCTTACTCCTGCATCATTGCGGCAAAGGATTAAATCATGTGCCCACTTTTTAAGAAACCCTGTGAAAAGGTAGCGCAGTGTGAATGGCGTTACGAGGGGATCCGGTTCTTTGAAAATGGAGAAAAAAAGCCCTTCAGGGAGTGCGCTATTCTTTACGGTATAAGCTGTTTAGAGGGGATCCTTCAGCGACTTACGGGAGTCCAGCAAGCGACTGAAGGGGCCCGAAACCAGACCGGTGAGCTCAAAAGTTTCTTCGAGGGGCTCGCCACACTAAAGGCACTGGAGCACAAAGATGAACGGTAGTTATCAGCCTTTCCCGATATACGATTTTAGGTCCGGCCTCCATCTCGATAAGAAGCCCTGGTTAATCCCGAAGGATGCCTATTCGAAGCTGGTCAACGCCTATCTTTACCAGGGAGTACTGCAAAAGAGGAGGGGAACGACCGAATGGGGAAGGGTCGTTTATTTCGTAGACGATGAAGCCCTTGGTGTCACAGTAGATCTCCAGTTGACGTACAGCGGAACCCTGAATGAACAACCGCTCCGGCCCGGAGATCTCATCATATCGACATCGGGAGGTGGCGAGACCTTTACCGACCAGGGCGATGGGACACTCTCGGGGAGCAGTGGTGGATCCGGAACGATCGTTTACACCACTGGGGCTTGGAGCATTACCTATAACGCTAACCCTGGAGGGGGAAAGAGTATCACGGCCGACTACAACTACTTTCCTGGAAACCCCGTAATGGGGATCTGGAATTACTACTCCAGCGCAGGGGGCTCACATCTCCTGGTTTTCGATACGAAGCGATGGAACAAGTACAACACCACGACAAAGGTGCTGGAGGACATAGATGAAGCTGACATCTGGACGGGTAGCGACAGCCAATTTTTCTGGACGGAGAATTGGAAAGACAAGCTCTTCATCTGCAACAACAAGGATCAGGCGAGGGTCTACGATGGCGAGAGTATGGCCCTTCTCAATATGGACATCGATGATGATACGTTTAACGAGGTGGACTGTTGCCTGTTCTTCATCGTGCATAAGGATCGGCTCATCGCTCTCCGGACTACCGAAGACGGCCAGATAAAACCCACCAGGGCTCGATGGTGCGTAGCGGGAGAACCTCTAAACTGGAAAGAAGTCGAAGGTGGAGGATTCACTGATGCACCGACCATCGACTGGATTATGGGGGTCGAGTTTATTGGAGACGATATTATCGTCTGGTTTGAAAGGTCGGTGTGGATTCTCAAGTACACGGCAAATCCGGTTTCCCCTTTTAGATGGCAGAGAATTGAAAGTACGGAAGGATCCTACGCCCCCTTCTCTACTGTCTCGTTTGCGGACGAAGTTTTGACTATGGGCCCTACGAGCATTTTGGCTTGCGATGGGTTTACCGTCTACAACATAGACAAAAAAATTCCGGACTTTCTCCTGGACACGAATCCGGAGAAACTTCACTACTCCTTTGGAGCCGTTGCCGAAGAATTAAGGCAGACCCTCTGGACCTATGCTCCCCGGGATCAGGCTTATGCGAAAGAGATACTGGCACTCAACTACGGGGAGAGTAGCTGGGCCACTTATAAGCTACACGTCCATTGTCTGGGGTACTACAAGTGTGAAGAAGATCTTATCTGGGATGATATTGATGAAACCTGGGATGAGATCGAGTGGGCCTGGGATGAGAGGGGGTTGACGGCCGGTTTTCCCATCATGCTGGGTGGCACTTATGACGGCCGGATTATCCAACTGGACAAAGGTGGCAGTGATTGTGGAAGCTCCATAGAGCTGGAGATCGAGGGGGGAAAGTGGAACCCTTATGTGGAAAAGGGCCAAAAAGCCAAATTGGGATATATCGAGTTTTTGGTGGACCGCGACCCCAATATCTCGATCACCGTAAAATTCTACTTAGACCAACAAACCCTTCCTTACAAGACGGAGACCTTGGTTTTTGACGGACCAGAGGACGAGGAAAGGGTATGGAAGAGAATTTACTGTGGTGGAGTGGTGGCGAGTTTTCATCGTATCAACATATCTCACAACGCCATTGCCCAGACGCCGAAATTTCATGCCTGGGTGCCCTGGTTTAGACCCGCGGGGAGGTTAATCTAGTGGCTACTCTTCCGGAAACCAAAAATATCCCGTACCAGGAGGAAAAGGTCCTCTCCGAGGACCACAAACAGCTCGGTGAATACCTGAAACTTATGGTGAGGATTCATCGTGAGACGTATGAAGAAATTTCTACAACGGCCAATCTGAATGAGAAACCCGAATATGTAGCCCAGGATGATCAACCTACCCCCGAAAAAGGGAAGCTGATAATTTGGAAGGATACCGATGCTGGAGCGGGTAACCCTACTCACTACTTGGTTTATAACGATGGGGGAACGGTGAGGACCTGGGGCTCGGATCAAGTCGTATGATCTTGTTTATTTCAAATAACGGGGAATCTCTCCCCATTGCTTGGAGAATGGCCCGTGAAGGAGCTCAGGTCGCTGTTTATATTCACAACCCGCGCTCTAAACATAATTATGATGGCCTTATTCCTAAAGTCTCTATTGCTCAGCTTCGTAAGGTCGCTCGGGGGGCAGACATGGTGATCTTCGACCTGTGCAGACCAAACGAGAGGACGAAGTACGACATCGCCCTACTGAAGATGTTCGGCCTGAAAACCGGATCCCCCACGGTGTTCGGGCCCCTGGCCGAAAAACTGAGGAAGGATCACAAGGTAATAGGGAGCTCCCAGTGGACGGAGGACCTGGAGCTCGATCGTTACATGGGTACTCAAATCGCGTCAAAAATTGGGATTATGGTGCCTGAAACTCACGACTTCAAGACCCTAAAGGACGGTATCAAATTCCTGAAAGGCCGAAAAGACCGGTGGGTATTTAAGCCACACAAAAACCAGGACCTCGATTTAACCTATGTGGAGAAGTGGCCAGGGGAGCTCGCGGCGAAGATGGAAGAAGACTACGAGACACGTCTGGGAACGGGGAAGATAGAGTATATGCTCCAGAAGTTTGTTTCCGGCTACGAAATATCGACTGAGATGTGGTGGAACGGCAAGCAGTGTTTCCTATTCAACCACACGATCGAGGATAAGCGGCTGATGAACTACAACCTGGGGCCGGCCATTGGATCCCAGAACAACACGGTATGGCTGAAGAAAAAGGCCGATGGCCTCCTGGTAAAGGAGATGAAGGCCCTTGCTCCCTATTTGTCCCGAGCAAAGTATATCGGGCCGGTGGACGTAAACTGCATAATCGCTCACAGCGGGACCCCTTATTTCCTGGAGTTTACCTCGCGGTTCGGATATGACGCGCTTTTCTGCTTGCTCTCCATGGTTCAGGGAAATATCAAGTCATTTTTTGAAAATGGAATCAAGACCCATTTTCACGAAGGATTTGCGAGCTCTGCCCGGATCTCAATTCCCCCCTATCCATACTCCAGCAAGGAGCTCCTGGAGAATTTTGCGAAAGACGTGCCCATCAAGGGAACACTGGAAAGAATGCCCCTGTTTTGGATGGAAGACGTGTACCTGAAAGAGGGGAAACTCAAGTGTACCGGATCCGATGGGATCCTGGGAGTGATAGCCGCCCGGGGGAATAGCCTGGGGGGAAGTGTGGGGAATGTCTACCGCACGATAGATAAATTACGTGTGGGGGCTTACTTACAATACCGGACTGATCTAGGCCGGAGGGCCGAGAAGGTTCTCAAGGCCATGGAAAAGATGAAGGTTGAGGTGCACTGATGGGAAGACCGCGGGTACCATCTAGCAAGATCCAGAAAGGCCGTCAGTTAGTGGGAAAGGGACACTCTCTCAGGAAGGCGGCAAAGGAGATCGGTGTGGGAGCTACAACCCTCAGGAGAGAACTCAGTAAACCAGAAGTGGTTGACTACGGGAAAGTCAAGGACCTGAAATTGGTCCGGACCTATGATTTTTCGATCATN